AAGTAAATTACCGAACAACAACCGCTTGCGTGAGCGTTTTCTTCAAATGGTAGAGAAAGACTATCACGCAAATAATATGCGTGTACAAGTGCACGAGCGTTCTGAACGTGAAAAGTACAAAGATGTAACATTTAACAACAATGTGAAATCATCTGAACAGATTGCAGTACTAGGCTATAACAACCCTAACATTGTATCTAATTCTCTTAACACCATTAAGAATAGTATTGAAACTATGTATGGTGATAGAGGTGAAGAGTTTGTAAAAGCTAAATATCAAGAA